ACCTTGTGAGTTCTAAACTTGTCACCGCGACTGATCCCCATCGCAGTCAACCGCTTGCCCTCCAACCAAATGCGAGGGCGACCTCGGTTCTCTCCTATCGTATAATATTGTAACTTCATGCTAATGCACCCCACTGTGTTGCCATCGCATCTGCGATGCCCTTGTAAAACTTAGAACGCAGCTTCCAACGGTCCGCGCTCGGTGGTAACTTGTGACACTCATCTCGTGCCGTCGATCCGTCCAAACTCCCAGTCCGAACCAACTTAGGTAAATTACGCAACCATAAACATGTGCGCTTCTTTACATTGTCTTCGCTGTCATCAGCCTCCGCAAACTCCCAAGGCTGTATGCTCTGAGCAAATGGCTCATAGTTCTTGATCCTGACCTTCGCATGTTTATGCATCACAGGATTTTCAACCGCGACCATCGGTATGTGCTCCACGTTCCATACATCTGAAAACAATGCCGCACCCTCCTCGAGTTCTTGCCACATCTCCTCGAGCGTTCGATTGGGCGGAGCCTTGTGCAACCAACGCACACCAGAATTACACAACCTCGTGCATGGTGGATGCATCACAGCCAACAGATCCCAGTCATCCTTCATCACGTTTCGAATGTCATCCTGAATGTGACGATTGGTAGGACGATCCGATGGTAAGATATCACAGGACCACGCATCATGGCCCATTCTCAAAAATGCATCGCGCACTGTACCCGATGTCTCGCAACCAATTAATACCTTCATGATCCTTGCTCCTCTTTCTCTTCTCTCCATGTGCGGATTTTTGATGTTTGATTTTTAAATCTCCAAAAGAAGTTCATCTCATCTTCGGGAGTTGGATCTTGACCCATGCTCCTCTGATGGTCGATCAATTGTTCTAAGAGATCTGTCATGATCTTGACGTCACGCAAGGACATAAAGTCTTTGTTAAATGTTGTAGTGATCTTCAATTTATTTTCCCTTCTGTATTACTTGTTGAATATGCCCAATCTATACCAATCGAATAGATAGTCAAGCATTTTCTTTTGAGGACAGAAAGTACACTATAGACACATCTAGCCAGATTTTTTGTTTTTTTTTTTT